CATCTTATACACCACCAAATAACAAAGGAAATGTTGGCGGAGATGAAAAATTAAGAGACAGAATTAGAAATAGTATGAAATAAATTAAATAAATATATTAAAAGTTGTGTTTAAGGCTACACAGTAAAGAAGCACTTTAAAATGAAAGAGGTAATACTATAATGGCAATTAATACTTTAGCATATGCCCAAATATTTATGCAAGAACTAGATAGACAAGTAATAGCAGGAGCAACATCTGGTTGGATGGAAGGAAATGCAGGTCAAGTTGTATATACAGGAGGTAACACGATCAAGGTGCCAATGATATCAATGGATGGAATGGGAAATTACAATAGAGCGACTGGTTATGTTGCAGGTCAATCCACTTTAGCTTACCAAACACTTACTCTAGGACAAGATAGAGGTAGAGCGTTCTCCATAGATGAAAACGATGTTGACGAAACTAATTTCGTAGAAAACGCTTCAAACCTTATGGGAGAATTTCAGCGTACACTTGTTATCCCAGAAATTGACTGCTATAGATATTCTAAAATAGCTTCACTTGCAATTGCAGCAGGTAGATTCTCAGGTGGTTATACCCCAGGAGTTTCAGATATACTTTCACATTTAAGAGCAGACATATCCGCAATTCAAGATGTTATAGGTAGTTCAACTCCTTTAGTTATTACTATATCAGTTTTGAATCATGCATTACTTGAACAATCAACAGAAATGACAAGAATGTTAGCTGTTGGAACTATGAATGTTGCAAATGTAAATTTAACTTATAACGTAAACACAGTAGACGATTGTCCAATAATTGAAGTACCAAGTGGAAGACTTATGACTTCATACATATTCAATGATGGTGTTACAGTAAATCAAACTCAAGGTGGATTCTCAGCAAACGTAGGAGCTAAACATATAAACTGGATAATTTCAGCTCAACAATCACCTCTTGCGATCTCAAAAACCGACAATATGAGAATATTTGCACCAGAAGTTAACCAAGCAGCGGATTCATGGCTTTTACAGTACAGAAAATATCATGAATTATTTGTAATGGAAAATAAATTACCTACAATTTTCGTTAATACTTTAGAGGCTTAATCCTATGTTTAAATTACAAAAAATAAATGTAGTTAGAATCGTGGAAGATGAATACGCTAAAGCGAAACTTATCTCACAAGGTTTTATAGAGATAATTGAAAAAGAAGTAGTAGGAAAAGTAGTAAAAATTAAGGAAGAAAAGGGTAAGGAGTAAAATCCTTCCCTATTTTTTTAAGGGGAGGTTATAAAATGGCAGTTTTAGATGATATTAAAACATTAAAAAGTATAACATCAACAGATATAAGTCAAGATGGTATATTCAATATTTATATTAGAAAAGCAGTCACTCTAATAACGACTTATTTAAACCTAGATGTAGTTCCAATTCCACAAACAGATTGGTATACAGGAATAGTTACAACTATAGAACCAGTTGATGTAGCAACAGTTTATCAAGATGCTTGTTTAGATTATTGTATGATTCAATTAAATAAACGTGGAAACGAAGGATATAAACAATTCAGTCAAGGTTCTGCTCACAGTGGAACTTATGGTAATGAGTTACCAGATTCTACAGTAGCATTATTGCCACCACCTTACGCAAACATGATGTCTACTAGAAATACAGGAGTTTATTATGCTTAAAAATTTTAATGTAAATATTTACAGTAAAGCAGTAGGTACAAAGATTAATGGCATGTATGTTCAAGGTGCTTTAAGTTTTATAGAAAATATAAATGTTGATTTACAGTTTTATAGTACAGCATTATTAATTAAAAACTATGGTTGGGATATTGAAACTAATAAACTTATGCTTGTTGAAGGACTTGACACTAATATTTTAATAGGTTCTGTAATTGAATATACAAATCCACAAGGAATAGTTGAAAATTATGAAGTTATGAAATTAATTCCATGGACTGAGTTCGATTGTTACATGGAGGTGTTTTTACATGTCATTGCAGTTTAAAAGTTTCTTAAAAGAAGTAGAAAAGGCATTTGAAGAATCTAAAGGTGAGGTATGTCAAGCTTGGGGAGAATTAATTATTCCAGAAGCACAACTTAGAACACCTGTACTTAGTGGTGATTTAAGAAGAAGTGAAACTTTTGAAATTTTACCAGAGAATACAGGTGTTACAGTTGGAAGTCCACTACCTTATGCATGTGCAGTGGAACTTGGTAATAGCCACCATCCTAATCCTGTACCATTTTTGGAAGATGCAGTAATGGATAATATTACAGAACTTCAAGATATTATCATTGAAAAAATGTCTGCTCATATGGGAGGTAAGTAAATGTTAGATTTATATGTATTACTTAGCTCAATTTTAGAACCAATCGTTCCAACATGGGTAGGTCATTATCCTACTTTACAGCAAGATATTAATGGCTTAACTATTCCTAAAGTATATCCTTTTGCTGAAATAAAGTTTCCGAACATACTTCCAAATAATCGATATTCAGATAATAATCTATTAACCATTGATATTTGGAATAATCTCGATACAGACATAACAGAAATTGAGGGTATATGTGATGAAATACATGAAGCATTAAATTACATGCACGAAATAACTCCTACGATAGCAGTAAGTATTACTAGAGATAGACCATATAAATTAGAAATACCAGACCCAGATATAAATATTCAGAGAAGACAATTACGTTATGTCGTAAATATTTATGCTATAAATCAATAATAAAAAATAAATTAAAAGTGAGGTTATATATATGAATAACACTAATGTTGTCGGGTACAGTGCCCAAACACCACAGCACATTATGCTGAATGAAGGTGCAATATATCTTAACTACGGTACAGCGTCAGAAGTATGTTTAGGTGCTTGTAGTGGCGGAAATGAATTCGACGTAGTCGTATCAACTTACGATGTGGCTATAGGTGGAATAACAGCTAAGAAAATTAAAGGACTAGAATTTATTACAGATGTGGCAGTTTCTTTAAAAGTTAATATGCTTGAAGTTACAACTGCAAATCTAGTAACAGCAATTCAAGGTTCAACTGCAAATACACTTGCAAATCCAAATTATGATATTATAAATTTACCTATGGTAATGGGAAATGGTAATCAAAATTATCTAACTAACGTGGCTTTAGTATCTACAATAATGGGTTCAGCACTTCCTGTAGTTGTCCTATTATTTAACAGTATGAGTACAGGTGGTATAAAGTATTCTCTAGGTTCTGGAAAAGACAATATATTTCCAATAGAATTTGACAGTTTCTTAGACCCTCTAAATCCTACAAATTCATTATTTGAAATTCATAATCCTAAATTAATGAATGCTGGAACATTTAACACAACAGGAGTTCCATTCGTTGATAGTGCAAGAGTTTCAATTGCATATACAGATATATTAATGACAGCTCCTCCACTAGCAGGATTTACAGTTACAATTGCAGGAGTTACAGATATAATTACAGCATGTACTAGAAGTACAAATCAGACCAACGTGCTTTACTTAGCATTAACTACAGCACCAACTTCTGGTCAAGCAGTAACAGTTACTTATACTCAACCAGTGCCAACAGCGTCACAAATCGTATCATTAAATGGTGTAGTAGCACCTTCATTCTTAGTTACAAATGTAACAAATAACTAGTAATTAAATAATAATTAAATAAATGACTTTTGCACTCTTTCAAAGTAAAGGGTGCTTATTTTATTTTACATCAATTAATAAATAACAATAAATAATCAAAATAAAAATATTAAGGAGATTGATATATATGAGGTCATTAATAACACCAGATTTTTTCAGATTCACTAAAATAGTTAAGAAAATGGGTATTCGAGAAGAGTTAAAGAAAATAGCAAAAGATGTTGCTAATGTAGAAGCACCAAAAGGTAAAATGTCAGATGCAGAAAGATTAGTTAAATTAGAAAAAGCAAGAGAAATTGCTAAAAACGAGATGCAAATAGAACTGATGATGATATTTATTGAAAATATTAGCGATGCAGAGGAAGAAATATATACATTTATTGGTGGAATAACTGAAACTAGCGTAGAAGATTTAAAAGCTGACCCTTTTAAGTGTATTCAATTAATTAAAGATGTACTTTCCGACCCTAAAATAAAAGATTTTTTTACTACAGCACTCAAGTAACCGATGAAGTTGAGTGCTTGAGTGTTTTACTACACAGATACCCAAGTATTGATTTTGTAATGGCTTTGGAATTAAGAGAAGTAATGGAACTGTACATAAAAGCATTAGAAGGAAATCTTGATGAAAGACTTTATCAACAATGGTTAGTCGAGATTACTAGAATGACGGAAGAAAATAATATGGGATTTGAAGAATATAAACGTAAGTCTATACAACCTCCTGCCGATAAAATTGATGCAAACAAAGTAATAGAAGATATGGAAAAAATTAAAAATCTTGACCAGAGAGGAGGTAGGTAATTAATGCAAGTATTCGACCTGTTCGGAACAATCAGTCTTAAAGATTCTGGAGTTTCAGATGCATTAGGCAAAATAGACGATAAGGCAAAAGGTACTGGGGATAAAATGGGCAGTATTTTTAGTGGAATTGGAGGAATGGCTTTAAAGCTTGGTGCTATCTTAGGTGCAGGATTAGGATTTAAAGCTATGATGGATAA